AATTTCTTTCTATGAGAAACATGATATATGTCCAACATGCTCTCAGGATATCTCTCCAGAAATAAAGCAAGATAAGATTGCAAGTGCATCCGAAAAGCAAGTTAAATTTACCGAAGGTATTGAGCAGATTACTGACAAGATCAAAGGAGTCTCAACCGTCATTGAAACTTGTCTGGAAAAGATGAAGAAGATCAGTGAATTAAATTATGATATTCAGGCACTGAATAGAGACAATAAGAAGATTCTCAAAGACAATCAACTGATCATGGAGCAAGTTAACCAAGAGACTCCTGGTATTGAAAAGGAAGAAGAGACTCTTCTGATGTATGAAAATGAGTTGAAAGTAACTGCAGAAAAATGTGCAAAGGTCAATACCGATCATAGTAATTTGATTATGGTTTCAAGTCTTCTGAAGGACACTGGTATCAAATCCAAGATCATTAGTAAGTTTATTCCCGTAATCAACAAGCAGATTAATAAATATCTACAGAGTATGGATTTCTTTGTTAACTTCACTCTTGATGAAGGATTCAATGAAATTATTAAGTCTCGATATCGTGATGAGTTTTCTTATGCCTCTTTCTCTGAGGGAGAGAAGCAAAAGATTGATCTCTCACTTCTCTTCACCTGGCGTGATATTGCTAAGATGAAGAATTCTGCTTCTACGAATCTTCTGATTCTGGATGAAGTATTTGATTCTTCTCTAGACTCCACTGCCACTGATGAGTTGATGAAGATCCTGAAGGGGCTTGACAAGCATACTAACCTATTTGTGATCTCACACAAGGGCGAGGTCCTACTGGATAAGTTTGACACCACCCTTCAGTTTGAGAAAGTTAACGACTTCTCTAAACTCCAGACCGATGCAACTCCCTAACTGGCAACACCATTCCAAGAAAGATCAGAAGCGCCACCTCAAGCCGCAGGCGATGCGAGCGAGGAAGGAGGCCCTGCGCCACTTCAAAAAGCGTCACACCAAGACCTCCGATCCTCGTCGGGGGTCTTATAGTATATGCATACAAGACACGCCACCCCAATGCTCCACAACGAAGTCAAAGGTCAACTCGCCAAACTCCTTGCTACTGAAAACCTGACCATCGAGCACCGCAAGTGTCAGACTGCTTCCTTCAACGTGGAGACTCGTGTCCTGACGCTGCCCCTCTGGGATGTGTCTGATCACGTCCACACCATGCTCGTGGGTCATGAAGTGGGTCACGCTCTCTTCACTCCCAACGATGACTCTCTGGAGAATCTTCCCTGCCCCAAGTCATATGTGAATGTGACCGAAGATGCTCGCATCGAGAAGCACATGAAGCGTAAGTTTCCTGGTCTCACCAAAGACTTCTTCAGGGGTTATGCTGAGTTACATGCCAGCGATTTCTTTCAGGTTGCTGATACTAAACTGGAAACCCTGAAACTGATCGACCGTATCAACCTATACTTCAAGGTCGGTGCCAATCTACTGCTGCCCTTTGATGACTCTGAGACCCCTCTGCGTGACGCTGTATCTGCCGCTGAGACCTTCCAGGAGGCAATAGACGCTGCGTATGCTATTTACGAGTTTGAGAAGCGTAAGCAGCAAGAGAAACTCGATACTGCCAATGCCCCTAAGGGTGGTCAGGATCGTCCTCAGGATAAGGTCTCTGGCGATGGAGAAGGTGAGAGACCAGAGCAGCAAGAAGGAGAGTCTGATAACGTTTCCGACGAATCTACTCAGAATGAAACTTCTGCAGAGAATGCTGGTCGCGGCGCTGGAGAAGAGTGTAACCTTGAGTCTGATACTGATACTGCTCTACAGGAGCGTCTGAAAGATATCACTTCTCAGTCTTCTTGGAATGAAGTTAAATATCTTGATATCGATGACGCTGATATCGATCACATTGTTGTGCCTGTTGAGAGGATCAAGCAGATGTGTGAATCCTACTGGGATCAAGCAGCATTCAACGATCCTGAGTTGGAAAACTATACTCCAGTTGACTTCTCTTTCGTCGATGGTGAGTATCTTAAATTCAAGCGTGAGTGCTCACGAGAGGTAAACTACCTCTCTAAAGAGTTTGAGATGAAGAAGTCTGCAGCAGCATATGCTCGTGAGTCTATCTCTCGCACTGGTGTGCTGGACACCAAGAAACTGCACACCTACAAATACAACGAGGATCTTTTTAAGAAGATCACTGTCCGTCCTGATGGTAAGAATCACGGTCTGATCTTTATTCTTGACTGGTCTGGATCCATGGCAGAAGTCTTGCACGATACTTACAAGCAACTTCTTTCTCTGTGCCTTTTCTGCCGCAAGAGTGGTATTCCTTTTGAGGTCTACAGTTTTGTTAACGATGGATCTTTTCTTCCTCAGGATTTTGATTGTGAGGCATACACCAAACGGACTGCTAAGGTAGGATACTTTGCTGCACATGAAATGTTTTTCATGCCCAATTTGTTGAGCAGTCGTCTCAATAATTCTAACTTTGACAAGATGGCAACCTATCTGTGGCGTGTCACTTATCACTACTGGGCATACTATGGTGGTGGTCGTGGCGATTATGATCTGCGTTGCAAGTGCCCTGGCGAATTGCCTCACATTCTGGGTCTCTCTGGCACCCCTCTTAATGAAGCAATTGTCACTCTTCAATCTTTGATCCCTGCTTTCCAGCGCAAGAATGGGGTTGAGAAAGTTCATGTGACCATCCTTACTGATGGAGAGGCACAACAATCTGGAGAGTGGATTATTAGCAAATACAAAGACAGCAATCAATTCTATCGATCTGCAATTCACAATAAAGTTGTTGTGCGAGATCGAAAGAAAGGTTACACCTATGCGCCCAAGAATGGTGGTTTGACTGCTCAACTGCTACGCTACATGAAGGGTCGTTTCCCCCAGTGCAACTTCCTCGGTTTCCGTATTGCTTCTACTCGTGACTTTAACTTCCTTGTGCAGTTTAGTGGTCTCACTCCTGCAGAATGTGAAAATGCAAAGAAAGAGTGGAATCGCACTAAGTCTAGTTGTATTGTTGCCAATGGTTTTCAAGAGTTATACTTCCTGTCTGCCAATCACCTAAATATCGATACTGAGTTTGAGGTTGAGTCTGACGCTACGAATGCACAAATTCGTAATGCCTTCAAGAAGTCTCTCAAGTCCAAGGCAAACAACAAGAAGATCCTGTCCTCCTTTGTTACCCAAATTGCATGAATATCTTTGCAGTCGATGATGATCCAGTCCTGGCAGCGACAGTGCTGCCAGACAAGCATATTGTAAAGATGCCTCTAGAGTGTTGTCAGATGCTTTCCATCGTATACAGTCGATGGTATAAGAATATCGGACCTGTGCTCAAGGCAGATGGTAGTGCATACAGCACTGAGAAAGGTGCATTTCGCAATCACCCATGCACAATATGGACTGCCGAAAGTGATCACAATATTGCGTGGTTGCTTCAACACGGATTGGCATTATGTGACGAATATGAGTATAGGTATGGTAAAATACATGCTTGCAAACGTAGTCTCTTTATGGCGGGACTAATTTACCAGCATGGGTGTCCTGAAAAGCACACACCATTTGCTCGTGCAATGCCCGAAGAATATAAATTAGATGAGAGCATTGATACTATTACCGCATATAAAATGTATGTGGCATCAAAACCCTGGGTAAAGGACAACTATCTTCGCAAACCAGATCGTAAACCTAGTTGGATAGAATGACTTGAAACACGTCCTCTTTACATTGTATCGTTGTGATGCAGATCTTCTCAATGACAGAATGTTTATTGAGAATTTGTTGTATGAAACTGCAGTAGAGTGCAACGCAACCTTTCTAAATACTGTATCTCATCAGTTTGAGCCGCAGGGAGTTACTGCTGTAACTCTACTGGCAGAGTCTCATATCTCGATTCACACTTGGCCAGAGAATCAGATGGCAGTATGTGACATCTTTACCTGTGGTGATCATACAGATCCCATGAAAGGATTCTGGTTTATGAAAGAGAAACTCAAGTCTCTTTGTGCGACTCATCGAGAATACATTCGTCCATTCGATGCCCCTGTGCCAGTTGACGAAGCGGTCTCCACCGTGGTCAGTCAGGGCACTTCTGCCCTATAATTACTAGGTAATCGACAGACACCACTCAATGCCCCGCATCGCTGACGTGACCACCAACGAAATCATTGACTTCCTCACCCGCAACTTTGGTCAAGATGTTAGGACTGCTCACCTTCTCCGTGCAGCAGATCACTTCGATGTCTCCTATCCCACTATCACCAAGCGTCTTGATTCCTTCAAGTCTGGTCGTGGTAAGTGGAATCTTACCCTTGAAGAAACGCGAGAGCAACTTGAGCACACTATCGAATCTGCCCCAGTCGTCCGTGAATCCTTGATCCCTTCTAAAGATACCAACTTTGTCCCCTTCGGAAACTTTGCTGACCTTAAGAAAGTAATTTCTAGCAAGATCTATTATCCGATCTTCATCACTGGTCTGTCTGGTAACGGCAAGACTTTCGGTGTTGAGCAAGCATGTGCTGCAACTGGTCGTGAGTTGATCCGTGTTAACATCACTATCGAAACTGATGAAGATGATCTTATTGGCGGTTTCCGTCTGGTTGATGGTAATACTGTGTGGCACAATGGTCCTGTTATTGAGGCACTTGAGCGAGGTGCTGTGCTCCTTCTTGATGAGATCGATCTGGCATCCAATAAAATCCTGTGTCTCCAATCTATCCTTGAAGGTAAGGGCGTATTCCTGAAGAAAATTGGTCGTTATGTTAATCCTGCTCCTGGTTTCACTGTGGTTGCTACTGCTAACACTAAAGGAAAGGGATCTGAAGACGGGCGTTTCATTGGCACCAATGTCCTCAACGAAGCATTTCTTGAGCGATTCCCCGTAACCTTTGAGCAAGAGTATCCTACTCAGAAAACTGAAGCAAAGATGCTCAACAACTATTGCTCCGAGTTGGATTGCTGCGACGACAAATTTATTGCCAACCTCGTTGCCTGGGCAGACATCATCCGCAAAACCTTTGCCGATGGTGGCGTCGATGAAGTGATCAGCACTCGCCGTCTAGTCCACATCATTCGTGCTTACAGCATCTTCTCCGATCGTGTGAAGGCAATCAAAGTGTGTCTGAATCGTTTCGATGATGAGACCAAGCAGTCCTTCCTGGAGTTGTATGATAAGATTGATGGTGAAGTTGACATTGAAAATGTTGACAACCTCCTTGCTTCCTGATATATTATCTACATAAACTATCAAGACCATGAATTTCAAATACAATGAAGACGCGATCCTTGATGAATTGCGTCAATATATCACCGACACTTATCGGCAACATTATTCTGAAGGTGAGGATGGTATCCAAACTCTTGATCTTATTGCTGCTGTTGGTGATGGTGAACCTTTCTGCCGTAGCAACATTCTGAAGTATGCTTCTCGCTATGACAAGAAAGGCACCGCCCGCCGTGACATCATGAAGGTGATGCACTATGCTGTGCTACTAATGCACTTTAATGATACAAACGCAAACCTAGAAAACTACAATCACTGATTATGCAAGAAGAAGCACGTCTTAATGTAAAACTGAGTAAGCAGACTATTGATTATCTGCGTAACTTCAGCACCATCAATAAGTCTATCTTGATCGAACCTGGAAAGCGACTCCAAACAATGTCGGTCAACAAAAATATTATTGCCATGACTGATATTCGCGAAGGCATTCCTGAGCAAATGGCAATCTATGATCTCCCTCTTTTCTTGGGTGCTCTTTCTCTGTTTAAAAATCCAACTCTTTTTTATCCAGATTCCAAGAAAGTAATCATCTATGATGAGGAAACAAAAGGCAAAACCACATTTTACTACAGTGATCCAGATATCATTGTAACTCCTCCTAACTTTGATCCCAATCTTCCTGGGCAAGAGATTCATTTTGATATGCCTCAGGCAGATATTCAGCAACTGCTTCAAGCATCTAAGGTATATGGTGTTGAAGACCTGTGTGTTTATGGTTATTCTGGTGAGTATAGTGTTTGTGTGAAGGATAAGAAAAACGATACTTCTAATGTCTTTTCTCTTCCTCTGAAAAAGGTTACTTTTGCAACGGGCGCTTCAATTGATAAGAGTAATTTCTGTTATTGCTTTAAAGTTGAAAACCTGAAACTACTGGATGGTAGTTATCATGTTTGTATTAGTAACAAAAACATTGCAAACTTCAACTCTCTTACTCACTCTTCTCTGGATTATTTCATCGCACTTGAGCCTAATTGATTATGTCAAATAAACTGTTTCTCTGGGTTGAAAAGTATCGTCCGAAAACCATCGATGATTGTATTCTCCCAGAGAGCACTAAGAAAATCTTTCGTGGATTCCTAGAGCAAGGTGAGATTCCTAATCTCCTCCTTGCTGGATCTGCAGGGGTTGGTAAGACGACTATTGCTAAGGCACTGTGCTCCGAGTTGGGCACTGACTGCCTGGTGATTAATGGGTCTGATGAGGGTCGTTTTCTGGATACTGTTCGTAACCAGGCAAAGGTCTTCGCTAGCACGGTCTCATTGACCTCTGAGGCACGTCATAAGGTCATCATCATCGATGAGGCAGATAATACCACTCCTGACGTGCAATTGCTGCTCAGGGCGTGTATGGAGGAGTTTCAGAAGAATTGTAGATTCATCTTTACTTGTAACTACAAAAATAAGATCATTACCCCTCTGCACTCTAGGTGCTCTGTGATTGACTTTTCTGTTAAGGGACAAGACAAGCAACAGATTGCTGCTGCATTCTTTGGTCGGGTTAATCAGATTCTTGATTCTGAGAATGTTGAATACGACAAGAAGGTGGTTGCTGAGGTTGTCCAGAAGTATTTCCCAGACTTCCGTCGCACACTCAACGAGTTGCAGCGTTACTCTTCTTCTGGTGCTATCGACACTGGTATTCTTGGTGCTGGAAATGACATCAACATTACTTCTCTAGTTTCCTACTTGAAAAAGAAAGAGTTTACCAACATGAAAAAGTGGGTTGCTCAGAATATGGATAACGAACCTACCGCAATCATCAGGAAGATCTATGACAATCTCTATGCTCATTTCAATGCCCAGTCTATTCCTGAAGCAGTGCTTATCATCAGTGAGTATCAGTACAAGTCTGGTTTCGTTGTTGACCAAGAGATCAACATGGTGGCATTTTTAACTGAATTAATGATGAGGTGTGAATATAAATGAAAAAATATTCTACGGACTTTCTTTTTCCAATTCGATTTTTTACCTTTAGAGCTCCAAAACACTTGACTGAATCTACCTTAGAAAAGGTGCAAGATCTTGAGTATCGAAGGTATAATGAACCCAGTGGAGTTGGGACCAGTGATCAAATTCACCATCTCGCTAAGTTTCAAGACATTCATGCTTGGTTTCAGGAATGTGTGGATCAACTTCACGCCGACAATGGATGGTATTGTGATCGTCTCGTAGTGAATAAATCCTGGGTTAATCGTAGTGATGCCAACAGTGGAGATCATCATTCTCCACATCGTCACCCCATGTCATACCTTAGTGGTATCTTTTATCTCACCGAAGGTCCACCTACTGTATTTTTAGACCCAGTGAGAGACCGTGAGTGGAGTCAGTTTCATTTAGATGGTGGACCTCTTAAGGAGTCTCGGGCATTTGTGCATCCAGGTGCGGGTGGATTAGTTTTATTTCCCAGTTTTATGGTCCATGCAAGCGTTGAAAACGAAAGCGATATAGATAGATTTACCATCGCTTTTAATACATTTCCTTCTGGAGTTATTAATCTTGGTGGATATGATCGTCCTATGGCAGAGGTTACGGTCAAAGGGTGGAAAGAATTGGGACCATTATCGCTTAGTGATAACACATGACTATTGCTAAAGAATTACAACTATTTCCAGTATTACTTAGAGAGTATCATTATCCAAATATTCAAGATCATAAAAAAATTATTGAATACTTTAAAACTTTACCCTCTCATCAATTTAATTTTCCTGAAGGTGTAATAACTTCACCCCCTGATTTGCATTATACAACTCACCCCGAGACCAAATTGCTTATTGAGTTTTTTGAAGATTGCTTGGGTGAATGGAGAGATGCTTATATGTTATATTGTGATGCTTTAAGTATTTCCCTATGTTGGTTTAATCATGCTCCCGCTAGAAGTGGATTTGGGCATACTTTGCACAGGCATCCAATGTCTTATCTTAGTGCTGTCTATTACCTCACTGAAGGTGCTCCAACATTCTTTGAGGATCCTTGCACTCCTAGGACAAGTGATACTCTTGATGTATTTCAGCATGAATCTATGATTTCTGATTGGGGTATTAATGAAAAGGTAGAAGCGGAAGAGGGGAAGTTAGTTATTTTTCCTTCTTGGTTGAAGCATTATAGTGGTAGACAACTTGATGACTATGATAGATGGTCTATGTCATTTAATGTATTCCCCACAGGAGCAACCAATGTTGGACCTTGGGACTGTGCTCAGTTGAATGTGTCCTTGCAACACCCCAAGGTCTGTGGTAATATGGATGGGTAAAAACACGTCACTATGAAATACTTGAAAACACCTCTGCGATATCCTGGTGGCAAGTCTCGTGTAGCACCCATGCTGCTTGAGAAATTCCCTAGTAATATCAAAGAATTCCGAGAACCATTTCTCGGTGGTGCGTCTGTAGCACTTCTGTTTTCTCAGAAGTATCCCGATATCCCTGTGTGGGTGAATGATAAGTATGAGTATCTCTATAACTTCTGGGTCACCCTCCAAGAGAGTGGTGATGAATTATCTGATGTCCTCGTTGGCATCAAGCAAGACAATTCGACAGAAGAAAAAGCAAAAGAGTTATTCATTGGTGCTAAAGAAGAGATTTCCAAAGCAGATTCTTTTCGCCAAGCTGTGCTTTTTTGGATTCTTAATAAGTGCAGTTATAGCGGGTTGACTGAGAATTCTTCTTTCTCCGCATCTGCATCTAATCAAAACTTTACTACCCGTGGTGCCAGACATCTTAAGAGCATCTCAGAAGTCATTCAGCATTGGCATATTACCAACTACGATTACTCTGATCTGCTGATGGATCCTGGTGATGGTGATGTTTTCTGTTTCCTTGATCCTCCATATATGATCAACAGTTACTTGTATGGCACCGATGCAAAGATGCACAAAGATTTTAATCATGATCACTTTGTAGATGTGTGTCGTGCCTCACCTAATCGATGGTTGGTAACTTATAATAATCATGACTATCTTAAGATGTCATACAAAGGTTATAATCAAGAAGAGTTTCGTATCACCTATGGTATGAAGCATCGTGCCGACAACAAACTCAAGACCGAGTTGCTTGTCACCAACTACAAAGAAATCACCCCACTGGAGCAACTGTTTAATGAGCAAAGAGTATGAGATTCCTCTGAAGGATTACCTTAATAGCATCAATCTCAAGCAGGGTGATCTCACTGAAGATGAAAGGGCGATGAAGAAGTATCCTGCATTCGTCATCAACAAGTGTCTTGCTCAGCATATTGATACGATTATGTATGCCAACCAGATGAATGCATCATCTCATCTGGATAACGACCTTCAATATTCATTTTACCTATATAGTATCAGGAAATCCAAAAGATTTTCTCCTTGGGATAAGAAGTCCAAAGACGGTGATCTTGACCTAGTGAAACAATACTATGGTTATAACACTGAAAATGCTCAACAAGCAATGCGAATCTTGACTAAGGAGCAACTTGAGGTTATTAAGTCTAAATTGAATACTGGAGGAAAACGATGAGTGATGAGATCACATGGTCTCAAGACATGATGCTAGAAGTTACTCTCAAAGAGCCTGATGATTTTCTGAAGGTTAGAGAAACTCTCACTCGTATTGGTGTTGCTTCTCGTAAAGAGCGTAAACTGTATCAGTCTTGTCACATTCTTCATAAGCGCGGTAAGTATTATATTGTCCACTTCAAAGAGCTCTTTGCTCTGGATGGCAAACCTACTGACATCACTCAGAATGATGTCCAACGTCGTAATCGTATTGCGAAACTGTTGTCGGACTGGGGTCTGGTAGAGATCACTCGTGCTGAAGAAGCAGAGGATTTGGCACCTCTTAACCAAATTAAAGTCTTGTCCTTTAAGGATAAGGGAGATTGGACACTGGAGTCCAAATACAACATTGGAAAGAAAAAGCAAACTGTAGAGGTCTGATATGGCACAAACTCCTGGTAACCAGGAGGAATCCAAGAAAGACAAGTTTGAATGGGCTGATGAGGGCGTTGCTACGCTAGTGAGAGTTATCATATTGAGTTGGTCGGCATTTATCCTGACCCTTAATTATGTTACTATTCCTGGTATTCCTCAACGACAAATTGATCCCACCTTTATCGCTTCCGTTTTTACGGGCACACTAGCGACATTTGGGGTGCAAACTGCTAAGAAGAGAGACGAAGAAAAATCAACCAAAGAAAAGGAGATCAAAGATGCAAAAGATGATTAATGTCATTGCACTTCTCTCTGGTCTGACTTCTCTCAGTCTGATCGGTGGCAGTGCTTATGTGCTTTTGAATAAAGACGCACTGCTTGAGCAGGCAAAAGCAGCAGCAAGTAAGGCAGCAACTGAAGCAGTTGCAGGCGCTCTTCCTGGTATGCTGAATGCTGCCATGCCCAAACCTCCCGAAATGCCTAAGGTGACAGGACCTTCCATTCCCTTCGGACAATGACAACTAAGACACCAGCTCCTAAGAAAAACTATCTTAAGTGGATAGCAATTGGTGCTGGTGGCGTCATCGCCGTCGCTCATATAGGTGTGCTCGGACATATTCTTAGACACGATCCAAGACCACAGTATCCTATTATCAGTTTTCCTAAGGGAGATTATTCTTCCTATCGATTGAAAGCAGGTAAGGATGGTTATGAGATTGAGTATAAAGCAAATGATCCTGCTATTTTAGAGTCTGAAAGATCACTTCAGTCTGATCAGAATAAGAGGGGGTTGTTTGGTGGTGGAGATAGTAAGAGAAGAGAGCATCGTCGTGATCAATACACAATGGATGGTGCTAGAAACTTAGGAGGTGGCGTAGACGCCGAGGGAAAGTCTGCGAAAGAAGTAGAGTGTTTGATCGCGGACGCTGGAGCACGATCTCAAGGTGCAATGGCAGGTAGTGCAATTGCTGCTGGCGTTGCAGTTCCTGCTATGATGAATATACCCTATGTTGGGTGGTTGGCATCTGGTTGGGCACTATTGCTTGGTCAGAAAGTTGGATCTCAAATTGGATCTGAGGTTGGATCTGTTTTTAATGATTGTTAACATTCATAGGAGTATATTATGGCTCAGTCTGTAACTAGGCGGAAGTCTCCAAAGAAAGAAGCAACGGAAACATTCTTTTTATATGTTGCTTTTCATTCAGTATTTACTGCTATTGCTAATTTATTCAAAGATGACTGATGGAGATTCCTGAGATTGGCACTAAGGATATTCAGATCAGACAACTGGATATCCCTCCTATTATTAGCGTCCTAGATGGACCATCCGTTTCTATACCATATGCTCCACCTGTAGTGGTGAATATTGGACTGCCGATCGTCAACATTCCTGGGTGTGTTGAGGCACGAGAGAGCGACTCTAAGACTCTTCCTAAGGATGATGAGAGTGGAAATATTGTCTTTTGTGATGGCACAGTCCCATCATTCAACCCACTCAACTATGAGCCCAATCAGATTGTCCCTATTGATCCACCTAAGGTAAATACTCCAAAGCAGCAACCTAAGACTCCCCCTGTTGATGAGTTGCCGATACCTAAAACTCCCCCTGTTACTGCGGTCATTGAGTGCCCCACACCTGGACAAGTAGCAAAGGAGCCCGTTGGCACATACCTTGAGGGGTTTAGGAAACAGGTGACTGGATATGAGTTGATTGGAAATGAATGTGTCCAGATCACAGAGGCAGTGCCACTGCCCCGTCAGATCATCGCAGGTCTTCCTGCTGCTGGTGTTGTAGTAACTACATCAAGTATCGCTGTAGTGGCTACAGCATCAGCACTATTAGCAAAACCGCTGGCAGATGTCCTACTCAAGGTCATCAAACCAACGGTTAAGAAAGTTATGAAAAAGATTGCTGCTATCAGGGGGAAGAAAGTTCCCGCCCTGTCTGTAACGGAGCGCCGAGATCTTCAGCGCGAGAGGACGGAGGCGATTCGGGCACTGAAGAAGGTGCTGAAACCGAAGGGATAGCATGATAGTGAGGTGCGATTGCATTCTTATTCATCACTACCACATCTGCACAGATTGAAGCATACTTTGTGCCAGGTGCAAACATGATACCTGCTTTCATCAACTCACCACAATTCTTTAAGCGAGCAATTTCAAAGTCTAGTCTTTTGTTTGCTGTTACTTGCTCCTGCAAAGCGATCTGAGTAGTCGCTGCCCTCTTACATAGGTCTTGTAACTTCTTATCAGTTGGTGTGCTCCATGTCATAGAGAAACCAACTCCAAGACTGTAGTTATCTTTCTGTCCAGTCCGAGTCCTTTTCGTGAAAAGAATATCGCCTGGATTGTCGATACGACCATCTTCATCTAGATCACTGACATCATAGACAGGATCATTGTAGAATGGTTCGTAAGGTTTTGCAGCAGAAGCAGTCCCTGTTACATAAGGGGTAAAGTTTCTAGTTGGTCCTTGGCATTGGATTCCACCACCGTAGGTGTTAGTAATATAGGGACCTTGTAAGACTTGGATTGCCTGATTAGTGACACTTCCACTACTATTGGCAACAGGGCTGGCAGTAGCAGATACACCGCCGACAGTCTGAGCCAGAGTGGGATTCGTTGATAGTCCAATAATTATTGCGAAAAAATGGAGGTAGTTTCTGTGACGCTTTCTATTTCGGTGGTTCTTTGAATGATCGTTTGATTCGATAATCCTGGTCCCTGATACGTCTCTGTGAATTGAAACGCTGCGCCTGGTGTTGATTGTGTGAATGTTGGTCTGCTTGTTACGCCAGTCCATGTCGAAGTCACTCCGTCTATAGTTACATTAGTTGCACCTGTCCCTGGCGTTAGGCTGCCATTAACGGTGATCCCACTCCCAGTTGCAGAGTATTGATACCCTGTGTTGTAATCCATCGAGTTGATGGTTTCTGTTATCTTTTGCGTCGTCTTTGTATTGCTAGTCATCGATCCCTGAGTGAAGTTAGGGACTACAGGGACTGCTTGAGCAGCCCCATGTAGAGCACCTAAGATCAACCCTAGACCGATTGCTTCTGATAGTCTAGTCATGACTATATATTTACTATCGGACGGTAATTTCTGACACAAATTGACCTGTTGCAGATGTGCCAGCACCACCTGCAGTCAGCGATATAGACCTAGAAGCATCGATGCTACCAGCGAGAGACCCAGCCACGCCACCAGAAGTGGTCGTGACACTTCCAAACGCGGGTAAGGATGTAGCCACACCGCTAGTAACGGTCGTTCCTGTTGGGATTGCGTCTCCTTGGAGGAAACTTTGGGAAAAGTTGAAGTCAGTCCCAGCAGTTGTTTGAGTGTATGTCCCACCATTCATGGTCGCGGCAGCAGTTGCCGAAGCAGGAGCAGTGAGACCGCCAAGAGTAGCAGATACATTGGAACCACTCACAGAATATGTAGATCCTAAACGGGTTGCTTGAGATGCAGCAGCATCAACAGTCAGTTGAACACTTGATGAGAATTTTGTTGTAATATCGGCATGTGCAGGTGCCGCCATCAGAAGCATAATGAGAGGCAAGAGTTTTTTCATGCGCCGCTCAGCGTGATCGTAGATATTTATAAATCGATACAGTTTGATGATAACCGAATATTTTTTTCGGTTTGCCACAGTGCTCTTTTTCGGTGGAATTATCTATATAATATGGTTGCCTTCGGGGACCACACAATCTAATCTCGCTTTTTAAAGGAGTAGTAAAATGACTGGACTACGAAAGTTTTCGCATAAGGATCTTAATGCCGTTGTAGATGCAGCAGAGCGTTACAGCGTAGGTATTGATGATCTATTCTATAGACTTCATTCGTATGGAGTTGGGACACCAAAGGATCAGTATCCCCCTTACAATCTCGTGAAAGAATCTGAGGTGAAGTGGAGGATCGAAATGGCACTTGCTGGCTGGAATAAGGATGAAGTTGAGGTCTCTACGGAAAGTAACGTCCTTCTGGTCAGGTCAAAGGCAGCGAAGGCAAAAGGAGAAGAAGAGTATCTGCACCGTGGGGTGTCTACTCGCACCTTCGCTAGAGGTTTTAATCTGAGTGATGATGTTGAGATCGGCACAGTGACTTTCAATAATGGAATGCTTGTGATAGAATTACAGAAGATTATTCCTGATCACCAGAAACTTAAAGTTTATGACATCCAAGATTAAACAAATTCTATTGCATCCTGTTACTAAGTTTAACTTGTTGGTTGTGGGGTTTCTGATTGGAATTCAGGGACTTCACCTCCACGCTCATTACACAATGGATATGGATGTTGAAAGTTACGTTCGTAACTTCTGCAAAAAGAATCTTGAAAAATGTGAGAGGATTATTTCCGATTTTGATTAGCGTATACATACTATACAACCAAAGAGACCCCCTGGGTCTCTTTTTGTTTGGAGAAACTAATGAATCATTATGTAAATCTATGCCCAGCATATACTGAGACTTCCGAAACCCTCACGGTGGATCTTCCACCCGAGTGCATGGATGAGTTTATGCAGATGGTCCATATCCTCGCTGAGGAAAAGAATATCACCGCTCGCCGTGCCTTTGTTGACATGGTAAAGTATACTTATTACAACCTGATGGAGAAAAATTATGACCGTAAAAGTCGCAAGAATGCAAAGCGGGGAGGACGTAATCGCTGACGTTAAAGAGATCCGCGAAAGTCCTGAATCAACTTCTGCTCTTGCATATGAATTCAGTGATGCTTTTACGGTGATGGTACAGCGACCCACTGAGAGTATGTTTCTAACTGAAGATTCGGAGCAATCTACTTTGGATTCTCTTCGAGATATGAAACTAGAATTCTTTCCTTGGTCTCCTCTTACTACAGGACGCAACATTGTTACTTTGATTTCTGTAGTTGCAATGTCCGATCCTCATCATAATGTGCTTCAGGGTTATCTTGAAGTGCGTGAGCAATTCAAAACTCTAAACCGACCTAAAAACGATGCTAAAATTGATTATACTCAAACACCACCCGAGCACCTACTTATTGGGGAAGGTGACGGAGATGGACGAGGAGCCGAGTCTGTTGATTGAGGACTGCTACAGCGTTACTCCTGAAGCAGAGTTGCAAGCATATCCCTTGCACACAGATCAACGTTTTGTTTTCTTGACAACAGACGATGTAATGACTATACTAGATCCGTCGAATACCATCGTCACCAAATACCAGGCACTGAATGAGTAGTTTCTATACAAATCTTGTCCTTCTGGGTGATGACATTCTCTATCGTGGATATGAGCACGGTAAACCTGTGCAGTATCGGGAGAAGTCATCACCCTTTATGTTTTTAGTGCCTAAGGCACAGTCCAAACCATCGGAGTATCGCACTCTTGATGGTCGTCTAGCATACCCAAAGCGTTTTGATGGTGCTCGTGAAGCAAGAGACTTCATGAATCAGTATCAAGATGCTGCTGGCATGGAAGTCCATGGATATGAGCGGTTTGTTTATCAGCATATCGCTCAAAAATTCCCTGGTGAGATCGATTATGATATGTCCAAGATGCGTATCTATACGATTGACATTGAGGTTGCATGTGAAAACGGTTTCCCTGATGTGCAGGCATCTGCTGAGGAGATGTTGTGCATTACGATCAAGGACTTTAATACAAAGAAGACAATCACCTGGGGCACACGAGAGTTTGCTCCTGCAGATACTGAGTATCGTGTCTTCTGGACCGAGCAAGAGATGCTATCTGACTTTCACAAGTGGTGGTGTGAGAATACTCCTGACATTGTGACGGGTTGGAATTGCAACTTGTATGACATTCCTTACATCTGTCGTCGCATTGAGCGTGTCCTTGGTGAGAAGTGGAAGAAGTCTCTGTCTCCCTGGAATCGTGTGATTGATCGTGAGATCAAGATTCAGGGTAGGACCAACATTGCCTATGAGTTGACAGGTATCAATATCCTTGACTATCTGGATCTCTATAAGAAGTTCACCTATACCAACCAGGAGTCGTATCGCCTGGATCACATTGCTTCTGTTGAGTTGGGTGCCAACAAACTGGATCACTCTCAGTTTGAAAACTTCAAAGACTTCTATACTTCAGACTGGCAACGGTTTGTGGAATACAACATCCAAGACGTTAATCTTGTTGACCGTCTGGAAGACAAGATGAAACTTATTGAGTTGGCAATTACCATGGCATTCGATGCTAAGGTCAACTTTGAAGACGTGTATTCCCAGGTCCGTATGTGGGATACGTTGATCTACAACGATCTTGCTAAGCGTAACATCGTCGTCCCCCCTAAACTTACTTCTAAGAAAGATGAAAAGTATGCTGGTGCGTATGTTAAAGAACCGAATCCTGGAATGTATGAGTGGGTGGTCTCTTTTGACCTCAACTCCCTATACCCTCACCTCATTATGCAGTACAACATCTCACCAGAGACGTTGGTGGATAGGAGGCACCCCTCGGTAACTGTGGATAAGATCCTCAATCAGGATATAAATCTTGATGGTGAGTATGCTGTATGTGCCAACGGTGCTCAGTATCGTAAGGACATTCACGGTTTCCTCCCCGAAATTATGCAAAGGATTTACGATGAAAGGACCATTTACAAAAAGCGAATGCTTGCCGCTAAGCAAAATCTTGAAAATGCCAAGACACCTGCAGAGACCTTGGCACTACAAAAGGATGTGTCAAAATTCAACAACATCCAAATGGCAAGAAAGATCCAACTCAACTCTGCCTATGGTGCCATCGGCAACCAATACTTCCGATACTACAATCTGGCAAATGCTGAGGCGATTACTCTCTCGGGTCAGGTAAGTATCCGTTGGATCGAAAACAAAATGAATGCATACCTAAACAAAATTCTAAAGACCGATGATATTGACTACGTTATTGCTTCTGATACTGATTCCATCTATCTCAATCTGGGTCCTTTTGTACACTCGGTATTCAAGGAGCGAGAGGCGAGCGATGAGAGCATTGTTAGGTTCCTTGACAAGGTGTGTGAGGTGGAATTTGAGAAGTATATACGAAATTCTTATGAAGCGTTGGCGACCTATGTGAATGCTTATGAGCAGAAGATGCAGATGAAGCGAGAGAATATCGCCAACAAAGGTATCTGGACTGCCAAGAAGCGTTACATTCTCAATGTGTGGAATAGTGAGGGTGTGCAGTATGCTCAACCTAAACTTAAGATCATGGGTATTGAAGCAGTGAAATCTTCTACTCCTGCTCCATGTCGCACTGCCATTAAAGAAGCACTGCAGGTGATCATGACTGGTAGTGAGTCTGCCACACAACAATACATCAAGGAGTTTCGTAATAAGTTTGAAGCAATGGCACCTGAAGAAGTTGCTTTCCCCAGAGGGTGCAATAACATTGCTAAGAATTCATCTCCTGCTACAATTTATGGCAAGGGTTGTCCTATGCATGTCCGTGGGGCACTTTTATATAACTTCTGGATCAAGAAGAAGAAACTCTCGCACAAGTATCCCTTGATTCAGGAAGGAGAGAAGATCAAGTATCTTCATTTAAGGACACCCAATAAGATTAATGAGAATGTCATTTCATTCTTTCAGACTCTTCCGACAGAGTTTGGTCTTGACAATTCTATTGATTATGACCTACAGTTTACGAAGAGTTTTCTTGATCCATTGAAAGCGATTCTTGATACTATTGGGTGGAAAGCAGAAAAAGTAAACACATTGGAGGCACTTTGGTCGTGAGTTTTTTAACTGACATTGTAAAAGAAATTGATAACGAATATGCTGGTCTAGTTTCTGACGGAGTGGCAGCAGGCGATACTGGTTCTTTCATTGATACTGGATCCTATATCTTTAATGCTCTGGTATCTGGATCTATCTTTGGTGGCATCCCGTCGAATAAAATTACAGCTATTGCTGGCGAGTCTTCAACTGGTAAGACTTTCTATTGCCTTGGCATCGTTAAGCATTTTCTTGAAACTGATCCTGATGCAGGTGTGATCTACTTTGAATCTGAGTCTGCTATCTCTCGCGAGATGATCGAGACCAGGAAGATTGATTCCAAGCGTATGGTAATTGTGCCTGTGACTACCGTGCAGGAGTTTCGTCTCCAAGCAATTCGTATTCTGGATAAGTATTTGGAGCAACCTGCTACAGATCGTAAACCTCTGATGTTTGTGTTGGACTCTCTCGGTATGCTGTCTACTACCAAAGAGATTGAAGATTCTGAAGCAGGTAAAGAGACTCGTGACATGACTCGTGCTCAGGTTGTGAAGTCTATTTTCCGTGTGCTTACTCTCAAACTGGGTAAAGCAAACGTGCCTATGTTGGTCACCAACCATACCTATGATGTGGTAGGTGCCTATGTCCCCACCAAAGAAATGGGTGGTGGATCTGGTCTTAAGTATGCTGCTTCCACTATCATTTATCTCAGCAAGTCTAAGGAGAAGGATGGTAAGGAAGTGATTGGTAGTATCATTAAGGCAAAAGCAGCCAAGTCTCGACTTACTAAGGAGAATTCTCTTGTTGAAACCCGTCTTTTCTATGATGAGCGTGGACTGGACCGCTATTATGGACTACTGGAGTTGGGTGAGAAATACGGAGTATTCACCCGTGTCGGGAATCGCTACAAAATTGGTGAATCTTCTGTTTATCCTAAGTCTATTCTCGCTGATCCAGACAAGTATTTCACGCCCGAAGTGATGCAAGCATTGGATGAGTGTGCTAAGAAGGAGTTTTGTTATGGATCTTAAGAATTTTATTCGCGTCTATGATGACGTGCTGGATGAAAACCTTTGTAAGAATATCATCCATGAATTTGAGGTGCTGGCAGACAAAGTTGTGTTAGATGAGGAGAGAATCAAATTCTCCACAGTCAACATGACTGAGCAGGCAGAGCAAGAGAATAGTAAGGAGTGGGGTATCATTCAAAATCAAGTGGTATCTGCACTCCAAGCATGTGGGCAGCAGTATATTCTTGATCTAAATTGTGAGAAATACATGCCCCAGAAGAATGCTCTGGAGCAGATTAAGGTTGTCCGATATACTCAGGGCATTGGTAAGTTTGATGAGCACATTGACATTGGTGACTATGCATCTGCTCGTCGATTCCTTACTTACTTCTGCTATCTGAATGATGTGGAAGAGGGAGGTCAAACATATTTTTATAATTCGGACTTCCAAGTAGAGGCAAAGCGTGGTAGAATTGTTATGTTTCCACCCACCTGGCAATATCCCCATGCAGGATTAGTCCCACAAAGCGGAGACAAGTATATTATTACCACTTATTTGCACTATCAATGAGTCTAAAGGTAGAGGAGATTACGCTCAGCAAACTTATTCTTGAAGAAAACTATTGCCGCAAGGTGTTGCCTTTTATCAAGGATGAGTATTTTGATGCGACGACAAATCGCGTATTGTTTAATACGTTGAGTGATTATATATCACAGTATGATACCACTCCAGAGCCTACTGCTTTGAAGATTGAAGTGGAAAAGCGTCGTGATATTACTGAGGAAGTATACCGAGAGATCGAGACCTTCCTTGATAACTTAGATCATGATCAATATAATGAAGACTGGTTGGTGGATACCACTGAGAAGTGGTGCAAAGAGCGTGCTATATACTTAGCACTTATGGAGTCTGTCAAGATCGCAGATGGTCAAGACAAGACTCGCACTAAAGATGCCATTCCCCTCATCATGTCCGAGGCGCTTGGCGTGTGCTTTGATGATCATGTAGGACACGATTACATTCAGGACTCAAATGAGCGTTACGACTTTTATCACAGAAAGGAGGAAAAGATTCCCTTTGATCTCGACTATTTCAACAAAATCACAAAAGGCGGTTTGCCTAACAAAACTCTTAACATCGCGCTTGCTGGTACAGGTGTCGGCAAGTCTTTATTCATGTGCCATGTTGCTAGCTCCGTCTTGCTCCAAGGACGGAACGTTCTCTACATTACAATGGAGATGGCAGAAGAGCGAATTGCTGAGAGAATTGACGCCAACCTTCTTGACATTCCGATCCAACACCTGAGTGATCCAATACTCACCAAAGAGCGTTACGCTGCTAAGATGCAATCCTTGAGGAAGAAGACTCAAGGCACCCTTGTGATTAAAGAATATCCCACTGCATCTGCTCATGTGGGACATTTCAAAGCACTATTGAATGAGTTATCAATGAAGAAAGGTTTTCGACCTGATATTATTTTCATTGATTACCTTAACATTTGTGCGTCTGCACGTTATAAAGGCACTATCGTTAATTCCTATACCTATGTTAAAGCAATCGCAGAAGAGTTGCGGGGACTCGCGGGGGAATATAACGTCCCGATCGTGTCCGCTACGCAAACCACTCGCAGCGGTTACGGCAACAGTGACGTGGACATTACTGATACTAGCGAGTCTTTCGGTTTGCCTGCAACTGCTGATCTTATGTTTGCCCTAATCTCCACTGAAGATATGGAGCAACTGGGTCAGATCATGGTTAAACAACTGAAGAATAGATACAATGATCCCACGGTGTTTAAACGTTTCGTCGTGGGTATTGACAGAGCAAAGATGCGATTGTATGATTGTGATCAAACTGCTCAAGACGATATCATTGATGCTGGCGCTATCTCTGATTCGTCCATAGCGTTTACTGAGACCAAAGAAAAGTTTACTGGATTTAAGATCTAATTATGGCACAACCAAATTTTACTAACGAATCTAACGATAATGCTGCTCATGACCAAGCAGCAGAGGAAATCAGTAGCAAAGCACGAGATCGTGTAGATGAAGCAACTGATAAGGGTCGTGAGGTTGCTGAAAATGTGCCTCAGAATGCTGAAGCATTTCTTGAAGATGATCAACTCCAAGGTGCTCCTCGGTCTAAGAAGCGTCTCAAAGAGAAACTCGATGAGCGTGATGCTAAAATGAAGAGTGGGAAGGCACCTGAAAAGTTTACTGTGGATCTTGACAAGTATGCTACTTTTGTTGATCGTGTTACCTCAGAACCTAGCAAGAGTCTTGTTGCTTTGATTCAGCGGTATCAAGATCTCGATAAAGCGAAGTGTGATATTGCACGTCTTGACACCGCTGCTTCTGGTATGGTTGCAGAAGCGGGTGAGTTTATGGAGATTGTTAAGAAACTGAAATTCCAAGGTAAACCTTGGGACGAAGCAAATAAAGAGCATCTTACTAAAGAATTGGGTGACATCATGTGGTATGTTACTCAAGCATGTCTTGCTCTGAATGTGCGTCTTGATGAAGTGCTTTATATTAACACTCTCAAACTGGCAGCACGATATCCTCAAGGTATGTTTGATGTGGAATACTCTGAAAATCGAGCACCTGGGGACATCTAATCTAAATAGAGGGGTAAAGACCCCTCTTTTTTAATGGCAGGAAGACCACTAGCACAAGTCTGGGATAGGTATGTCTCCGTTTTTAGAGCAGGAGTGCAGACTGAAGTATCTAAAGAGACACCTCTTTGGGATAAACCTCAAGACAAAGCAAGGAAACTGAAAAGTATTCCGAAGGGTGCTGTTGTACATGTAAAACCTGTAGATGCTCCCCGACCAGTAACCTTTCTAGAAGTTGTTTATTGTGAGACTTCATGTGGGGATCCTTTTGAGGGATGGGTTAGAGTCACTAATCTAAAGAAACCTGCAACAAGACCTACTGGTGGTCAGAAATTCAATATGAAACCTCAGGATTTTCCTTCTCTGCCACTAGATACCAACTTATCTTATACTGCATACATTGCTGCATTAAAGGGTGCTGTTGAATCCAGAGTTGAATTGCCCACAGTAGTTAAAACATTCCTTGTTGAATTGATCGAGTATTGTAATTCGCACAGCACAGGAGACAGGGCAGACTTGGTTACTGCGTATCGAAATCTCACAGACTCTGCTTACGAAGCTACTATTGGAAACATACAAAAAGACTTTAGTGAGTTGATTGCACCCATTTGTGTGCTTGAGAGGGGTGGTCCTCAACTTACAAGACTTGGATTTTCCGATCTGAATAAAGGAAATGCTCAAATCTTCTTGCCTGGTGCAGGTAATGAGCCGCTGATTGACTTTAAGATTTTTGATGGGAATGCTAGAGAGTATCCCTTCTCGGTGAAAGTATTGTCTAATACGACCAATGTTATTAAACCTCAGGACTTGGTGGCATTTATGGATGCCAACGCACGAGATACATTCATGCAGCAGTATGAAAACAAGATTGAAGGGAAGATCTTGCGGGTCATGGGCAACACCCGCAAGGGGGTCGCTGAGACCTCCTATGAGGCAATTCGATTACTGGCACAGCAGTCCGCCCATGCCAACAAGTTTCCTAGTAATATACTTAAAGCGATACCAGCCGATGCCTCCCCTTCCAGCATGACCGATGCCCACATGCAACGATATGCTTCCGTATGGGCGGACATGTCAACCAGATACTATGCTAAATTCAATGAGGATAATCAATTCAATGCCAGCAACCTTGGGGGATCTGGTAAAGCAAACGCCAGATACAATCAGGTGTCATTGATTATGCAACTGGCAATTCAAAAGTTTTCTGATGATGGTCATCTGCAATATCGAGAGATTGTGGTTGACTATCTAATGAATAAGGTTACATACTATAAATTCCGACTCACGGGCAATGGTATGCCAGAATTCAAGATGGAGAATAAGGCATACAACCAGTTGAAACCATCTGATAAATTCAAACTTCGCGCAAAGTCTTACAAGACATCTCCAGTAAACGATCGAGTAGGAATCCAACCCTGATGGCAAAGAATACACACCTTGAGCACCTTGAAGACGATATCATCAACAATGGGTCGGCAGGTGCCACTAATGCAATTAAATTCCTTAAGTCTCTTCGTGACATGCTGACCACTGGTAAGGGTGGTAGTAATGTTAAGGTTACGACTAAGTGGGATGGTGCCCCTGCTATCGTGTGCGGCACGGATCCAGAGTTGGATCTCTTCTTCGTGGGCACCAAGTCGGTATTTGCAAAGGGTAATCCTAAGATTTGCTATAGCGATGCTGACATCGAAACTTATTATGGAGACCATCCCATTAAGGATAAACTTAAGATGTGTCTGAGAATGCTCAGCACCTTACCTATCAAGGGTGTCCTGCAGGGTGATCTTCTTTTCACCAGCACTCCTCCACTTACGACCATGGCAGGCAAGCGGTGCTATAAATTTAAACCCAACACGATTACCTATTGTGTTGAAGCAGCAACTGGTATGGGTAAGATTGTTGCTGGCGCAGATCTTGGTATCGTTTTCCACACCTATTACACTGGTGCTACCATTGAAAGCATGACTGCTGGGTTTGGGGTGGATGTTAAAAAACTACAGGGTAATCCTAAGATTGCAGTATTCTCTTCTACCTTTACTAATGTCAATGGGCAGGCAAACTTGTCTGCAGCAGAGTTAACCAAACTCAATAACACTATTAGTATTGCGGAGAGAAACCTTTCTGCTGGTAAAGTATTCTTGGATAAGATTGCTGCCGAGAAAGGGACTGTATCTACTCCTGCACTGTTTAAGATCTATTTTAATCAGGTAGTTAAAAGGGGTAAGATCCCTACTAGCAGTGCAGCAATGGCCAGGGAGTTTGCACTCTTTGTTGATGATAGATATAAAGCAGAGATTGCTAAGAAGAAAACTCCTAAAGCACAGGCAGACTGGGATGATCGCAGACAGAAAGCAATTGCTTTCCTAAATAGTAATAAGTCTGTTATGTTTTCTGCACTTAGCGGATTCAAAAACCTGATCACTGCTAAAGAGCAAGTGATAAATAAATTGAAGAAAATTCAAGGCGTAGGCACCTTCTTAGAAGATGAGAGTGGTTACCGTGTCACAAGTCCAGAGGGATTTGTTGCAATCCAAGACGGATCTGCTCTAAAACTTGTTGATCGCTTAGAATTTTCCCGAGCAAACTTTACCGTCGCAAAAGATTGGGGCAAATGAGATTTATCGAATTCATCCGAGAGGCAGCACAAGCAGCAAAACCTGCTGCTAAGAAGCCTGCTACTTCAGCGAAGGGTAAAAAACCATCTTCATCTAGCAAAGGTTTAGAAGACAAGCATGTTGCCATTACTTTCGGGAGGTTTAATCCTCCTCATGCTGGGCATGGTAAGTTACTGGATGCGGTCAAAGCGCACGGAGGGGACTCAGGTAATTATCGTATCTACCCCAGCAGAAGCCAGGACCATAAGAAAAATCCTCTATCGGCTCACCAGAAAGTAGATCATATGAGGAAACTATTTCCTCATCATAAGGATGCAATTCAAAACAACGAAGCACATCGTAACATCTTTGACATTCTCAGGGACCTTCATGATGAGGGGCATGAGCATGTGACGATGGTGGTGGGTGATGATCGTGTGAAGGAGTTTGAGAATCTCACTAAGAAATATAATGGTGTCCATTATGACTTTAAGTCTATTAACATTAAGTCTGCTGGGGCTCGGTCTGATAATTCTGATGATCCCATCGAGAATCTTTCTGCAAGCAAAATGCGTGCTCACGCCTCCAGTGGGGACCACGACTCCTTCCATGCTGGTATGCCTAAAGGAGTAAGTAAGAAACACAGTCAGAAACTACTACAGGATGTACTAGCAGGCATGACTCCTCCTCCCCCTAAGGAAAAGGGTAAGAAAAAGAAAGAGGAGTCTATTCATGAGCAGAGTCTTTGGGAGTATGCACCCAAACTAGACTTCGATGCCTTCCGCAATCACTATATGCTCGATCATATCTTTAAGGTCGGTGCTCTGGTGGAGCATGATGATACAGGTCTGCGTGGTAATGTTGTCCATCGTGGCACCAACTATGTAATCTTCCAGATGCCTGATGGATCTGAGCATCGTGCATGGTTGCAGCATGTGACTGAAGTCCGTGATGCATCCGATACTTCCCAGGATCAAAGCAACTATTCTGCTGATGATGGCAGTGGTAACACCTGGAAAGTTGGCACTGATGAGTATCGTATGGCAGTCCAGAATATGACACCTGGACAAGAAGTTAAAAAATTCTCTCAGTTTAATGCTGAGATTAGAAAAACTGCTACAACTAAATAATAATAACATAATCCATTTGAGTTAGACAAATGACGTTAGAAATTCTCGTATCTTCTGCCCTGATGGGTTACACCATGGACGAGCAGACTAAGATCCTTACTTCCATCGAGACTGGATCGGATCTTCCCACTGCTCGCCTGAGAGAAGGTGCAGAAAAGGTGATCGAAATTTTTGAAGCGTGGGAGCCTACCATTGAAGGTTACGCTGGTTTCCCCGTGGAGAGAGATCAGATCAAGAAAAAGAAAGAGCAACACAAAGATGATCGCAACGTTGGTCGTGTTGTTCAGTCGGGCGGTAACTCATATGTGATTACTGGTAAGAAATCTGACGGTCGTTATATCGTCGTAGGTAAGAAGGGCGAGAAGACTGCGAAGGCCGCTGGTGACATTGGTCTCAACATGCAGCGTGAGGCAATCGGCATCGACATCGAGGATCTTCATCAGATGATGGTGGAGAAGAAGATGGATGGTGTTGATGACAATGGTTTTACAAAGTGCTGGAAAGGTTATAAGAAGCGTGGCACCAAGATGAAGGGTGGCAAGGAAGTCAACGATTGTGTTAAGGAAGCCACAGCGATGGCGAAGCGTGGTCATGATGAGACCGCTATTCGTAACAAGATTGCTAAGTCAACTGGTGGTGGTCAAGCAGCAGACAGAGCAACTAAACTGGCAGATAAACCAACTTTCGGTCAGAGTGGAGTAGATACTAAGGCACGTCAGAATCTTGCTAGAAAGCAGAGAGGTGATTTCCGCAAGACCACTTCATCCTCTCCTGGTCTCCATGGTTATGGTCACAAGTCTGATGACCCTAAGGTGAAGGCAAAGCAAGCAGCAAGAGGTGCTCAACGTGGTGCTCTGACACCTAACGAGAAGAAGCAACTCAATAGAGAAGAGTTTGAATTGTGGGTAGATTCTCTGATAGAAGGAGGTTATGATCTCTCCGACTACACCTGGGATGAAATGTATGAGTTTTATCTTGATGAAGGACTATCGGGTGAGCGTTATAAGACTGCACTGAAGAAAGGAAAAATGTATAGCCGTATGGTAAGTGCAGATCCAAAAAAACGTGCTACCAGAGGTGGTAGAGGTGGTGAAAGTGATTTTGGTGCTGGTGATAGAGGATCTGGTAACAAAGCAGCAAGAAGAGCAGGAACTTACCAAGAAGAGTTTGAGGCATTCATTGAGGAGTTCATTGATTTTAATGATCCTGAACTGGATACTCTTACCTTTGAGGAACTGGAAGAAATTTGTACAGAAGCACTTCTGGAACTCGATGGAGAAGTTCTCACTGAGGCACTGGAGTTTATCGACGGTATGGATCTCCTCACCGAAGTTATGGATCGTAAAGAGATCCAAAGAAGGAGAGATCAAGCTAAGGACAGACTTGCTACTAGCAGTGCAATGAAGTCTGCTGCTAGCAAACCAGCACCTAAGCAGCGTGATGCTGGTGCAGAAGCACGTCAACGTCTTACTAGCAAATCTTCTTCCGATGCCTCTCCTGCTTCTGGTGCTCGTCGCGAGAAGGTAAAGGCAGCACTTAAGACTGCAGGTTCTGCAATCAAGAAGGGTCTTTCTGCTACAAAATCTGCAGCAAAGAAAGCGGTTGGTGGTGCCTCTGAGGTTGCTGGTGCAGCCGCTGGTGGTTTCCGTAAAGGTTATAGTGATGCTCGTGGCAAATCAGAACCCAAGCGTTCTGACTCTGGTTCACAATCTTCTGAGAGAGTTTCTGGTTCTAGTTCTTCTTCTTCTTCTTCTTCCACTTCTGGTGGTGAAGGTAGAGTTCGTCTCCGTGATCGTCTTAAGTCTGGTATTAAGAAGGCAATTGGATCCGCTGCTCGTGTGGTTTCTCGTAAAGCGAGAAGTGTTGCTCGCCGTCTTGGTGAAGAGCAGCAACTTTATTCTTGGCGTGAAGAAATGGGAGTTGGTGAGTGAAACCAGATAAGAATACAGAAGTAACTAAAAAGGTAACGAAAGGAAACGTAACCATCAACCCTAGAACCGAGGATCTTATGAAAGAACATCTTAGAAGCAAACTTTCGTCTAGTCTCTATGAACTTAAAGAGGCAGCGAAGAAGAAAGACAAAGAGGCAAAAGTTAAGCGTTGGTGGGATGACGATGGTGATGGTGTAGGATACGAGAAAGGTGAAGTCTCTGGTAAGTTTAAGAAAGAAGAGACTTGTGAGCATGATGATTCAGATGCCAAGAAAAAGTCTAAGGATCGCATGAAGCAAAAGATGCTTCAGGCAACTACAGACCACGACCAAGCGAAGAAGTACGGACGTAAATGAGCCTATATAGGTTATAATCCCATTAGGTAATAGTTATGCTTTCTTTTCTTCTTCCACTCGCCTACAAAGTTGTAGACGCTGCTGTTGCAAAGATTCCTGATGATGCAGG